GTCCTTTCGTTCGCGAGTATCTTACGTCTGGTAAATTTACTTGCGGGTACACGATATGCCAATTCGGTTTTGGGTCTATCCATACCGTCTTGTATCGGTTTGAAAAAGAACGGATAATTAACGGATATTGGAACGACTTTATCAGTGAACATTTTTTTTGCGTCAGCTCCAGACTTGGATAAAATCCCGTACCTAGCATCACTTGATATGGTTGCCAAATTAACAGTTTCTCCTGATGCCATAAATGAAAACCCAGATCTTCTGTTTTTAAGATAGCACATACCATAGGATCTTCTATCTGCTTTACAAGCTTCCCAGAAAATATAGAATAATCTATTTGCTTCTCGAAACTCTGGCTTCCCAACATCAATCTTGGACCACTGCAAGTACATGTAATGAGTACCAGTAATATAAGTAAGAATGTCTTTGTTATAAAACCAAAACCCTTCTTCGCGTAATTTAAATTGTTCATCTATATATGGTTCCCATTTATCTTTAAACTCATTAGGGTATTCTCGCCATTCAAAAGCATTTGCAATTCTATTTAATTCTTTTGGATATTCAGAAACTTCCCATTTATTTGCGCCTTTATTTACTTTAGCTGGCGGTTTAGGTAAAGCTATTTTTAAATTTTGTATTTCATAGATTTCACCTATCATACCAGACTTAGATATAATTACAACATCATGCTCTTTATTATACCCGTATTGCCATTTCTTAGATTTATTTAATCTAGTAATTGTATTTTGCTTTATAGGTGTTACAACCTTATATAAAGTTTGCTTATACATTACTTAGATCTTTTTTCTGCAAAACCGCCAAAGGCTTCTTTTTTCTTTTCAATAGGCTTGTCAGAAAGCATATTTTCTTCGTCTTCAATACGATTTAATATTTCAAAAGCATCGAATATAGCTAACTTTTTTGTAGCTGCAGCATTTTTAAGTCTATCAGCAGCTAAGTCATCGTCAGATTCAACAATAGCTTCTTTAGCTACTTTAATTAATTCCTCAACCGCTTTGTGTCCAGCTTGGATTATACGCTTCTTCGTTTCCTTCGTACTCATATTTAATTGTAATTGAATTGCTAGATACTCTATATAATTTCATTCCGTCTAATACAAACTCGTATTCGCTTTCAGGTTTAAATCCTACTAAGTCTTGTTCTGTTACACCACTCAAACCAGGGTCTTTAAATTTTAATATGCCAACCAATGGTTTTTCTTTATTAATTGAAAACATATTGTTTTCTTTTAACGGTTGTACAAAATTAAAACCTTTTAAAGCTTTCCACTGCGCTATTCTTTTATAAGCATATATTTGATTTGGCGAAACAAAGTACAGATTATCTTTATAAAAGCTTTTGCTTTTTTTCTCTTTGCCTTTAATATCTCTAAATGTTCTAAAAACATTATGATGTACTACAATTTCGTCACCTTCTTCTATTCCAGTATCATTGTTTATAGGTGTTGCTAAAACCACGCCTATTCTGTTTACAAACAAATGATTCTGTAATTCTGTATTTAAAATAAAAGATGTTTGTTTTTGTTTTTTAGGTGTAACTATAAAATCAAAAACCGCTTTCATTAATAATCTATATTATATTCAATTGCAACGGCCATGTTTTTATTAAAGTCTTTCCACGGAATAACTTCTGACCCTTTTCTTATGTATATAGAAAATTTATCTTTTTCTTCTAGTATACTATCTATAACATGACCACCATACACTTCCTGATCAACAGAATAATGCATAGCGTCGTTCTTATAGTCTTTTCCTATACTAATTTTTCTTATCAGATTCATTTTTCTTAATTTCGCCCGTTTTGATGTCAACAGATACATCTCCGTATTCTTTTTGTAAATCTGATTGTAAGCCGTCTAATTTTGTTTTGCCATTAGCAATTATATGTAATAGCTCGTGCTTTTGAGCTTCTAAGCCACCTATTTGTGATTGCACGCTTTGCAATTGATTAACTAAATTTTGTAGTTCTTCTAATTGCTCTTTTTTAATTTTTTTTGCCATTTGATTTAATTTTATTTATTTTTAATTGATTGAAATTTTTCCGCACCTCTCGATCCGAAATAAGCTACATAAACTGTAACTAAAAGTGTTTGAAGTAAATCAACCCAACCGGCTGATACACTAAAGCTCCACTCAAAGCTATCTAATAGTATTAAAAACACCATTGATATTGTTAAAAATATCAAACTCATTGGCCTTGTGTTTTTGCTTAACCAGCTATCTGATTGCATATCTGATTGCCAACGTTTTGATACCTCTTGCATTTCCACCATATCCATCTCTAAAAGCTTCATTGCTTTTTCTTTATCTTCAGGTGGTAATGTTTCGTCTTTTGATATTATGTTTTTTACAATACCAAATACTCCTTGATCCGGTAATACATCGCCAACTGTTCCTAATATACCAGGAGCAGCTTTACCCAAAAACTTTCCTACTTTTGTTTCAGAAAATTTCTTTTTATTTTTTGTTGCCATAAGGGAACATTTTATTTAATTTATCTCTTCGTTTATCACACCCGCAATCCCCAGGCATTCTTTCTACCATTGTTTTAATGCCAGTAGCTTTAGTAAACTTTTCTATAGTGTCTCCTAATCCTCGTGATTCCATAAGTTAAAATTATTAAAGTAATTACTAAAATGTGATATAGGTTTATGTGCGCCTCGCCACATGCACCTGTTAAGTGTTCTAACATTTCCATCTTCGCCTTGCCGCGCAAATTCTTTTTTCCGGCGTTTTCTTACAATCAATATTATGCATTTTCATTTGACCTTTTGATCTTGCACAATATGATGTACGCCTTTTACCACCTCCAGGTTGAGGCGCTTTAAGATTGCCACCAGTTTCTTTATTATATGCTTTTCTTCCGGCTGCTGTCATACCAGCGCCTTCTTTAGCTGTTAAGAAATGTCTTCCTTTACCTTTCGTAGTTTTACGAAGTTTTTTTACAATCGAGCTAACGGGGCTCATTTCAAATCCTGGCATAACTTACTTATTAAAAAAGTTTTTCTTTAGTGGCTTTCTTTTCTTTTGTACCGGAGGACCATCAAAATCAACAGCATCTAAAACCTGGCTAGTTGTTTGTGTTTTAGGCTTATCATTTTTATTAAATGGGTTAATAGCTCTTAAAGTATTGCCAACATCTGTGCCACCATCTTTTTTAGCAAATATAGATTTATCGCCAACTAGGTTATTACCTATACCAGATATAATATCTTTAAACGTAACTTTATCATCGCCAGATCCAAAAAATGTTTGAGGTTTGTTTTTACTTACATTTATACTAAAATCTTTTTTAGCAAAGTCTTTGGCCATATTTTCAAACACAGACTTAAAATCTTTTGTCTTAGGATTATTTCTTTCGTAAATTTCTTGTGGAGTTTCAGTTCTAAGACTTCCATCTTCATTTTGTTTTAACTGAGCACTAAAGTTTTTTTGGTTATCAGTTAAAACTTCATCAGTTATATATTTATTTTTTCCAAAGCTGCCTTGTTCAGTTTGAGTTTTTATATTATCAGCTATGTTTTGAAAGTTTTGTCTGTTTGCTGTAGCTTGATCTTTTTTAGCTTGTAGCTTTTGTTTTTTAATATATTCTCTTTGTGCTTTTTTATCATCAGGGAACATTGCCTTAGCATCGGCTCTTGCGTCTTTAATTTTTTGACGCTTAAGCTTCCGGTTGATTTGCAAACTTTTTCTTCCTTGCTGCCTAGCATCAAAGTTAGACATACCTAAATTTTCTTGCGTCTTAGGCGTTATTTTAGTAAGAACATCTACTTCTTTTTCAGTTTCTACAAGTTTATCAGGAAGTTTTTCAACCTTCTTTTCACCAATTTGAAAAGTATTTCTATAATCTTGAATAGCCTCGTCCTGACTCATTCCTGAGTCTATTCTGTTTTGTATTTGGGTATTGTACCAATCTCTTTCTTTTTTATTTTTAAATGTTCCGCCACCTTGATAGTTTACTACATTGCCACCAGAAACAAGGTCAGTCTGTTTTTTTAATTCTTTTTGAAACTCTGCCTCTCCGCCTTTGTTATTTAAATTTATTTTTCGAGGATCATTGGCTGTAAGTTTTGTAACAGTGCCCACTTTAAGAAGCGGGTCTCTTACTTTCATGCCTTTGTGGCACGCTTTGAGTACTCTTGATGTTATTGGTAAATTTGCCATGTTGTTGTATTTAATATTTTTTTAAACTTCTTCGTCCTTAGATTGCGCCTTATTCATACCCTTTTCTACTTCTTTTCTAATGTCAGTAAACCCTTCAGATTCTGCCTTATCTTTTTCTCCGTAAATTAACGCCATGTTGACTTTGTATGTCATAGTGCCTTTTTCCATATTTTTTGCGCATGATGCTGCTACTTTTTTTGTAATTGGTATTGCCATAACTTATGATTTTGCTTGTATTTCCCATTCCCAACCATGAGCTCCTTCTGGTGCTTTTCGGCCGGTTTTTTTGTCAACTATCATAGAGCCTATTCTTTCATATACTCTTGAAGGTGACTTTGTATCTTTTTTCCAAGTTACACTATTATTGTCGTAATGCAGCTTGTTTTGCTTAAATTGATTTAAATGCTTATGCTCTTCAGCTATAGAGCCTTTCTGCTCTTCTCTTGTAGCATCTTTACTAACAAATATAGTTCCATCTATATTAGCCTCTGCTATTACACCTGGATCTAATTTTTTCTCAAAAACGGGTTTACCGAATTCAGACAGCTCTTCGTCATAACCAAGTAGTTCACCTTGGCTTTTCAATTTAAATGCCATTATTTGTAATCTTGTCCTATTTTTGCTCTATTTTCTTTTTTTTGCATATACTTATCAAGTTCTGGAAACTTTTTAGCTACCTCTTTTGCTCTAGTATTTTCATCGGGGTTATAATACTTGTCCTTATGATATAGCTTATTGTGATGATATGCAGAAACTATAGAATCATTTCTAGTTGGAGCAATCTTACTTTCAAATGCTTTTGCTTTAGTAGTTTGCTTTACTGGAGCTTTAGAGACGCCCAGTTTATTTGGACCTATGCCTTTTGTCATGATTCTTCTTTTTTCTTTTTATTATCCATTACAGCTTTTTCAAAACCAGGGTTTAGCTTACCGTCTATAGCCGCTTTTTCTAACGCTGGATTAAACTTAGTCATAGTGCCACTGTCGCCGTAGTCGCTTTTGTTAGCCATAGCGCCCCCGTAAGATTCAGCACCCATACCTATTTTTTTAGTTATGCCATCTCCGTAAGCTTTTTTAGCTGCGGCTTTTGATACACCTAAATTATTTGGACCAATTCCTTTAGTTCTTTTCATATTTATCTAGTTTTGTCGTTTATCATATCGTCAATAGCTTTATTATAAACTTTATCAGTATATGACTTGTTGTTATAAAATACACTTCTTTGCGATGT